TGTTGCTTTATCCCACGCAACTTTGTTTGCCTCAACATAATCTTTATAGGCTCTATCCATTCCCTGCATGGCATCAGCCCGTCTGCGCGAACCGCCGCATACATTCGTTAAGTCTTTATTAATGTAATTTGTCTGGTTTTTATCCTGCATCATTTTCACACTCTGCGGCGCAAGCAAGGTATCCGCAGCCATCAATGTAATTGTCTTCGTGACTTACGTTGCTTTTAATACGAGCAATTTTAAGCAGACTCATTAACACCCCCACATCTGTTGGGCTGACTTCGATACCCAGGTGAATTGACCAGTAACGAGCAATTGTTCGGAAATTATCCTCCATAGCGCCATGATCTGCTGCTCTGTCTTTCGTTACATACTTCTTTGCTGTGTCCAGCACTTCCGCCCTTTTCATTCTTGATGCTCCCTGCATTGCCAAGTCTTCCCGTCATCGCTGCTGTGCCAAGCCCAGTTGCTGCCACAATACGAACAAATGTTCTCTTTCGGCCCGGTGCTGCGCCGTTTCTCCGGGGCTTTTTTGTTTTCCGACATCTCTTTTAGCCGCTTTTTGCGCCACGGATCTGCATATTCCCCAAACAAATCATCAATATTAGACATTATCCCTCGCTGTTACCGCTTCATATTCACCTCGACTCATAGGCCCATCAACTGCTCCGAGCCATACTCTGCCACCTGTAGCCGTCAACTGGAACTTATCAATTCGATTGTCCTGTTGTAGACTACGAACATATCCTTCTAGTGTCTGCTTCCCGATGCCTTGCAGTATCTCAGGGGCATCAGCGTCCTCTGACCGTTTATGAACTCCGTTGTTGCCACTCATATGGGTTAGAGCCACACCTTCGCGCTCACAATGGATAATCCAATCAGCCATAGCGTCCAGCTTCATCTCAAGAACTGTGCCGCTGTTAAGTGATTTGATCTCTTCAGTGCGATCATTTAGCAGCCCAGTCATTGGATCTCGTACAAAATGCCGAACATTTCTACTGGCTGGTCCGTTAGACTTGACTACAGCGCCATCGAAACAACTGTTACGCTGGTATGGTAAACCTAGCCGCTCACAAGTCTTCTTGCCGCGTTGAGCATCAACCTGCCATAACGCAAATGAAGACCTGACCCCATCAACAAGAGCAGTCGTACCCCTGATTAGATTACGCGCTTCTTCGGGTGTTTTGATTACAGCGTTGTCCTTGATCTTCGTCATGTGGTGACAAACCAGTACAGATGCACCTGTTTCTGTTGCCATTCTAGCCAGCAGACCTGTTAAAGCAGCCCCCGCAGCCGGATCAGCATTTACATCTGCATGGACAAAAGATGCCAGTGGATCGAACACAATCAGCTTTAGGTTACTCATTTGCAAGATTTGTTCGTATATCTTTTCAAACTCTGCTGTTGTACCGAACTCGCCGTTGGACTCGTTCATAATTGCAAACACACCGCCGACATTCGGAAGCGATACAATCTTCAGATCATGGTTGTAGCCATGCCGCTCTTCAAACGGATCAAGACGCTCAACTCTCCTGTGCATCTCAGCTTCATCATCTTCAGCAGTAAAGATCACCACGTTTCCGAACTCTTTGACCAGACCGCCAAACGTACTTGTCATTGGCTTGCCTGACGCTATCTTCATGCCCATGTCCAGTGTCATCATGCCTTTACCAGCATCACCAGCAGCGGCAAACAGAATAGGAACTCCGAGCGGAAACGTGCCATCAATCAAGAACTTTTGTTCAGGTGCAGTCCCGGCAAACCGACTGACAAGGAATGACTCGTCAAGAAGATTGATGTTTGTTTTAGTTATTTTGGCTTTGGTATTAACAAAGTTTTCAATGTTGTAGCCCTCAGACAAAGCATCTGAAGCATCCCACCCTTCGGGCTTGCCCATTGGCGGCGTAAGCATTGTGACCGACTTAACACCAGCAGCCAAAGCAAAGTCCTGGATAAGATCAGCCAGCTTTTTACCAGCAGGATCATTATCAGGCCATAAGATAAGCTCTTTGTTCTGTAACGGAGAAAAGTCAAACTGGTGAGCAGTCTTCTTTGTTAGCGCACCAGCCCCGCCAATCGTGCAGGTAGCTGTATATCCAGCATGGTTTAGAGCATCAGCACACTTCTCGCCTTCGACCCATATAACACGATCAGATGCCAATACATTCGGAATGTTATATAACGGGCGTATGTCTGGAAACTTGGAGTATGGAGAGCCTTCGACAAATGGCCTGAACTCTTTCTTTGGCTTGCCCTTTGTGTTGAGCATAGGGTTGCCAGCAATGTCCTTGACGTTATACCGCCTAACGGAAACCAGCACCTCGCCATCAGCATTGGTATATACATACTCAGCATCATACGGGCTATTTGAATTGTACTGCGGCCTGATAGGGTTTTCTATCGGCGCGTTATCCCGAACAATTTGCGGCCCAGTGCCGTCAAGGTAGCTAGAAAACATCTCCTTTATTTCTGGGAGCTTCATACTACGCGCTTCCATCAGTATCTTGACGATACCCCCGATACCAACACCACCGTTGAAATCCTGCCCCTGCATGAAGTGCTGCGAGGCAGGATCAATGTTAATTTTTAACGATTGCCCCGGATCACCAAGCAGTGAACCGATGTAAAATGTTTTGCCGTGAACACGCCCAGCAGGGAATGTATCCTGCAAAATCCGAATTTGTTCGCCTTTGGGGACTTTGCGAGAAATCTCCTCAACTATGTCATTACTACCAGATGTAGTATTGCCAAACCTTACCACACTCATTATATTGATCCTTACCAAGCATTGTTTTCAACTAGGGGCGGCTCATACCGCCCCTTCTTTTTGCCAGCAAGTCTTGCGGAACTCGCACCACTTGCAAATAAAATAATCATCATTCTGTGCAACACGCGGCAGCATATCGTTAGCTTCTGTAGCTTTCAGGATTTGTACTGCTTTATCACTGGTAGCTTGTGCAAGCTCACCATTGAACGGAACCATCTCAATGTATATCTCGCTTGTGTTTTTGTTTAACACTGTGAATACACAAGGGTTTTCCGATAGATCCATGTAGGCTTGATAGATTGCAATCTGTGCTGCGTACACTGGGTTGGCTTCCGCCACGCCTTTACGAACAAATTCATTAAACTTCTTCTCATTAGCAGACTTGCACTCCCACAACATAGGGTATGTCATATGCAACGGACCACCACATATGACCCCATCAATGTGACCTCTGACTTCGCCACCAGCAGTCTCAAACCCAAATTGTTCGCCTTTCTTCTCTGTCCGCAGGTCAAATCCAGCGTCCCTGAAGTACATAACCATCATATCTTCGATGGTATGACCAAGGCCAAATATGCGTAATGTCTTTGCAGGAAACCCTTTGCCCTCATCAACCTGTTGGTTCATGTAGCGATACTGGAGCTTGCGTGAGCAGGGATCGCCAAGAGAAGAAGCGCCAAGGTATTTGCGCCTTGGCTGCTTGCGTTCCTTCTCTACAATCGCCCGATCAAGCTCTTTAATGATGCTCTGCGCGTCAGAAAGGGATGTCTTGTTCGGTGAGGCCGATTCTGCCGCCTCCATATCTGAAGTAAATTTCTGTAAGGTCTGTGCTAGAGTATTCATCATCAAGCCCTTCTGATATTCTCTTTAATATTAATGTCATTGCGATAACTTCTTCTTCGCTTAAATCACAAAATCTTTTTTCCCACCCAATAATCCCGAACAATTCTCCTACTTGTTTTAATGAAGAGTCTCGTACTCCTCTTTCCGTATCCATTCTAAAATCTCCTCTGATAGCGGACCGTATGCACACACATAAATTTCATCTGAACCCTGCATGTCCACCTCTACCACTGCCCCTTCAAAAATTTCTTCCTTGCCTTCAATCAATTTACAAAGAAGACCTGTAACTGTGTCCTTCAACTCTTCTCGGTCATCTAAACTTTTAAACAACACAAAATAATTTGCTTCAAGAAACACATCATCATCAAAAACTAACTTTAACTTTACCTCGCCCCTATTCATGCGCTTCTCTCTTCTAAAATTATGTCATTGACAAGATGATCAATGAAACGCTTATTCCAAATATAATTAAGCATACAAGCGGCTCTATATTTAGTCCATGAAAAATCAATAGGGCTTACATTCACACCGTTTTTTGCCAACAATTCCCGCTGCTTAATACTAACTGCATCATTCAGCCAACGCTTGGTTTTTTTCGCGCTATCACCTGTCTCATTCTGTCTCATAAAGTCATCAGCAGATGCCATAACGTGTCTTTTGGTTCCAATAGAAACCACTCTGGTCTTGCCATCTTTTTTCTTCACAATAGCAATACAAAGCCCATCTACGTCAGCAATTAAGGCAAAACCGTTAAACCCAGACGCAGCCATACAAGCCCCATTCCCGAACAAATCTATCCAGCGGAACGGAGATCGTTCCATAAGATCTACTTCGGTTAGAACAAAATCTTCTAATATTTCTGGTTCTGGACGCTCTATTTCATGACCGCAAATAGGACACTCGCGTACATTCAACGGTATCTCAGCATCGCAGTTAGAGCATATCTTTACTGGAGCATCGCCTTGGGCATCATCATTTTGACTCCCATCCAGATTAACAGCATCATCAAGTGATCCATGCGTTAACACAGACGTACCAAAGTCCATTACGATACAGTCGGACTTTACGACACCTGGAAATTCATCTTGATTTACAGTGCGTAAACCACGACCAATCATCTGAACCATTGTTGCTTTGTATGAGCATGGTCTGGTTAACACGATGCAGGATACAGGTGGTGAGTCAAAGCCTTCTGTCAGTACAGCCACGTTAACAACTACCTGAACATATCCAGTGCTTAGATCATGAAGGATTTGTTCGCGTTCATGTTTTGGTGTGTCACCTGTAACTGTTGCGGCTTCAATACCGTAAGCCACAAATTCTTCGCATAGATCTTCGGCATGCTGCACAGTCGAGCAGAATACAATCGTTTGACGCTCACCAGCTTTATCATCCCATTCTTCAACTACACGCTTGTTAATAGCGCGGCGGTTCATGATCCGCTCAACTTGAGCCATGTCAAAGTCGGATATGGTTTTGCGTACCTGACGCAGTTCATCTCGCACACCAACATCAATTACATATGTCTTTGGCGGTACAAGGAACCCTTCACGAATTAACGTGGAAATTTCTATCTGGTGGCTACAGTTCGTAAATACGTCCCGCAAGCCCTTCTTATCGCCTCTGTTGGGGGTAGCGGTAAAGCCAACGATCTGAACCCCCTCATTAGCCTTCTTTGCGGCGTTAATGATACGTTGATATGTTTCCGCAATGGTATGATGCGCTTCGTCAACCACGATCAGATCAACTTTGGGCATATTATCCAAGTTTTTCTCGCGGCAAAGCGTTTGCACCATTGCAAATACAGCGTCACCTGACCAATCCTTAGATGCAGCGTTTACTTCACTGGTTCTCAAGGATGGGTTTACAAGGTGAAATTTATTGGAGTTCTGTGAAACGAGTTCGTCACGATGCTGTAGCACAAGCACATTTTGTGAACCTTTGTGGCGTTTGCCAACCAAGGCAGAAAGCATGATTGTCTTTCCAGCCCCAGTTGGTGCAACGACTAAAGTGTTACCGTGCTTATCCAGTGCATCAGAAGCATCGTTTACAGCGACTTCCTGATACTCACGGAGGATCATCGTACTAGCCTAGTTTATATCTGTGAGTGCCTGACGATTTCTCGTAAGTCTTCACAACATTATAACCAGACTGCTTAATCATGTAGACATGATTATAA